GCCAGAGGCTGTTAGGTTAGTAAACGTACCTGCACCTGCACTACTAGAACCTATGGTAGTGCCATCTATGTTACCACCGTTAATATCTGCTGTAGTTACTGTTGTAGTTCCTGTGGCAGTAAGATCACTAAATGTACCTGCTCCTGCAGAAGCTGCGCCAATAGTTACACCGTCTATTGCACCACCATTAATATCTACGTTAGAAAGTGTAGCAACACCAGTTATAGTAACAGAGTCAATGTATCCTACACCGTCAACATACAAGTCTTTAAATTTAAGTGAAGATGTACCAATGTCAATATCATCATCAGTTACAGGAACAATAGCACCGTCTTGTATTCTAAGTTGTTCTACTGCTGATCCACCTACCTCACTAAAAAAACCTATTCTGTTGTTACTAGTATCTATTACAACTTTGTTTAGTGCATCACTATCAGCTATAAGAGGTACATATGCACCTTCAGTAGAACTACCATCGTGCTTGTGTCCACCTGATAAAGCAAACGCATCTCGTAGAGCATTATACTCTGCGTTTACTGGTGCAGCTTTAATAACCGCATTAGCGATAATATCGGCTGCTGATTGTCTTGAATAACCTGCCATGTTATAACCTGTCTCCTACTCCAAATGTAATCACTAGACCTTGTATACTGTGTGATGCACTTGTGTCATTAGTTACGAATTTTAAAGATGCGGATTTACCTGATCCTGATATATTAATTCTTTGAACTGGTGATGGATTACCATCAAATATTGCTGTACTATTATAAAGTGCTTCGTTATAAAAAGCTGCAGCACCTGTTGTAGATAAATTAAAGTTTGTTGGATTTAACGTATCTACATCTTCGTAGTCATAAACAGCCGACATAACTATTGAGTTGTCACCTTCAGAACGTAGATATGTAGCTACATTATAAAATATTTTTCTTTGCTCTGGGTCTTGCATATGAAAGAAAGGAGTCTGAAAAATACTAAAGATTGGATCACCACCAAAACTATTACCACTTTCTTGTTGTTGTACTTTACCGTCTGAAGTACCGTGCAGTACAATTTCATTTTGTCCTATGTATCCACTAGCTGCACATGTAGCTGTAATACCTAACATCTGACTATATTCAAACTGCAAACCATTTGGTGTTTGTCTAAATCCACCAATAATACCTTGAGAGTCTGCTGCACCAAAAAAGTATCTAAACTGTGTCTTTTGTCTAATTACTACAGCATTAAGTGTATCAAGATCAATATCAAATACAATATCTGTAAAAATAGACTGAATATTTTTAGATACTGTTTCTAGATTAACGTCACCAATCTTAGCTGTACCTGAAATAGGACGTAGACCATCTTGAGATAAAAAGAGTAGATCACCACCTATTTCTATAACACTATCTGTGGCTAAACAACCAAGGTCATCTGTAACAGTTTGTACTGCAAAGTTAGCTAATGCAGTACCTGATAATTTTTTAATATTAGTTGCACCAAATATAAACAGTTCGTTTCTAAATGATTTAATTGCAACTATAGGAAAACCTACATTTATTACTCCTGCACCATTACCCGATGCAAAGTCTGTTTCTGCTAATGGAGCACTGTGGTATAGTTTTGTTGGGTGTGCAGGATCACCTGCTAGAAACAAATGGTTTTGAAATATTGCAGAAAATTTTGGATCAGTTGGTGCATCTGAATGAGTTATCTGCGTATAAGATGATCCATCGTATGTAGCTGCAGGATTTATACCATCTGTTAATACTATTTTTGGAGTACCAAAATTAAGTCTTGAAAATCTAACTTTAGTTACCCCTACCATTGTAGGTGAACCAGAAGTAGTTATTGCTTGCCAAGCTGAACTAGAGCTGTTCCATTTGTGTAAGTAGTTATTACCTGATGATGGTTTTCTACAAGCAAATATACCATCGTTAATTCCATCTGCTACTACTACACCTAATACACTTCCTGTTCCTGTAACTGTACCATAATTATTAGCAAACCCATTTATTTTTCTATAACCACCAGTAACAGCAGGTTCATAGTTAATAAGTGCAGTAGCAGACCCAGGTTGGTTTTCACCCTGAGATAACACATCTCTGCTAGTATTTAGTCCACCTTGACAGAAGACTTTAAAAGAGGCTAGATTTTCGGGCATTACACAATACTACTAATAGTGTTACTAAATGATTTGTTTCTTTGTATTACTGTTGATCTAACATCAAGTGGGTCATCCATAAGCACTCGTCTCATAGATCTTATACCATCTTGAAAGTTTTCTTGATGTATAGCTGCACTTTGATCATTAGATCTAAATCTCATCATGTACATCATCGCACCATCAATAACTACATGGTTAAATCTATCAGGTATTACAGATGTATCATTAAAAGCTGACAGGTCTGATGGAAATGTAAAGTAAACATACTCTACTACGTAGCTATTATCTGGAACAGGAGTTACACCAAACTTTGCTTCTAATGTTTGATACACACGTTGTGGTGCTGATATACCAGTACCAGAATCTCCTTCATCATCTAAGCCACGAAACCTTTGAGTATACTCTTCAAAAGATATTGTAGGAAGAAAACTAGGTGTGTTGCCTACAGAATTTAATTTCTTTAGATAAAAAGTATCCCAGTCTACAGAAGCAAAATCAGCAGGAAAAGCATACTGCCTAGTTCCTGCTGCTAATGTCTGTGTGTTAGTTGTTTTTAAAAATGGAAACTCTTGTCCCGTTTGTACTATGTTTCTAATAGAGTTATTGATAGCATCTTTAGCTAGTGCTTGAACGTTACGTACCGTAGTAAAGCCATCACCTGCCGTATCCAATGTAACTTCGTTAAGACGAACTAGAAGTTGATTTACGAGTGTTATATAAGTTGCCATTAATAACTACCTTACTTTATTAAAAATCTACGCAATATTCCATTTGAGTAGTTTTTAAAACTATATCTTTATCTTGCCATTTAGGTACAAATACACACTCTATTTGTGTATATCCATTTTCTTTTGCATAATTAAATCTACTATTACCTATTGCGCAACGATAAATAAAATTTGTATTTACTCTTTTCATGGGATCTTGTCTATCTGGTTGATCTTCAAAATACTTTAAAAAAGTTTTTTGTGTCCACACTATAGGAGGCCAAAGCATCCCTTTACTATCTATACTATTTTTTATAGCTTCTAAAAATTTTAAATCTCTTTTAGCAGCTTCATCTAATTCCCAATATACTTCATCTAGATTAAAAACACGTATGTCCCATTCTGCATGTTTATTTTTAGCTGTAAGTATCATATCAGTAAGTTAAAGGGGCAAGTTGCCCTGCCCCTTAAGTTAGTTATGCGAGTGTATCACGATCTACTTCTTGAGCAGTACCGTCATTACCCTGATCTGTACAGTCCATCATAACTGCCCAGATGCGCAACTTACCTGAAGTAACTGCACCACCAGATAGTGAAGCAATTGTCAAGTCGATGTTGTCATCTGCAACAGCCATAATTGGCTGATAAGCTGCAGGGTTCTGAGCAACAACTCCTGCTGCAGAGGTAGCATCGAATCCGTCAACAAATACATCAGCATCTACCATTCCAAGGTCTACAGTAAATGTAGAACCATCGGAAGCTGTATCAACTTCTATACCTGCGTTAAGGATCATGGTTCCTTTTTTGACAGCAATTACTGGAATAACATCAGAAGCTGCAAGAGCAGAACCTTTGTCAGACAAAGCAGTTGCTAGATTCAAAACAGTTTGAACCATGTAAGGTTTTCTACCTGGGTTAGCATTGGCTCCCCGAGCAGATTGAAGTGTATTATCACCTAAAGCCATAATTCAATCTCCCCTTACGCTGCGTTATATTTAGCAGTTACGATTGCTTCTGGACGAAGAATCTTTCTGCCGTATAGATGCATACCACGAACAATGTCAGCAAAGCTGTCAGGGTCACGATATGTTTCAGTTTTACTGATCTGCTCTGCAGTTGCTACAGCAGAATCATGTCCAGCAACAATCACACCAAAGTTAGCATTCTGGTTTGCAGAACCTGTTGTACCTGAACCTGTACCTACTGATGGTAGGTTAGAAGATACATACATTCTGAAGCCATGAAAGTTATTTAGTGCAAGACCATTACGTAGAGCACCTGATTCACCGAAATCAGCATTTAAGAACCTTGAGTCCTCATCAGCCATGATTTCCATAAACACAGGGTCAACTACAAGCCATCTACCTTGTGTATCAACTTGTTGTTGATCTAACAAACGTTTCATACGTGCCACGATCATGGCAGGAGAAACAGTTGCTGTTGGTAGTGCTGTTGCACCTGGTAGACGTGCTGCTACAGGAATTGAGTGGTCTCCTGCAGAAGTTGTTGTGATGTTACCAAATGAAGACTTGATAAGTTTCATTGAAGACAACAACTCGTCTGAACCTGCTGTTGATACAGCTTTTGAACCATTTACTTGGTCATTGACTGTGTCAGCATCAGTATGTAAAGCAGACTGTTTGTAACCTGCTAGATAACCAAGAACTTCTTGGTCATGCTGATCAGCTAAACGGTATGCTGCACGGTTAGTAGCAAGATCCATGAAGTTAACGTGTGAGTGAGCTTCTTCAATGTCGTCAATTTTAAAAGCATAATAGTTTGCTTTATCAACGACTAGAGAAAAATCCTCATCGTCTAGATCTTGTGCATTTACCTGAGTCCCACGAGCATATGCGCTTACTGAGATTTCAGGTTCTTTGATGATCTTCACCGTATCACCTTGGGCAGCAATCTCCCCAAAGTAATCTGAGTTGGTGATGTCACCGACTACTGTACTCTTGCGGAACGCAAGTTGTACTTTTTTGGAGTATATGATACTGGAAAAGTTACCGTTAGGTAAGTTACCGTATCCTCCTGCGGTTGTAAAAGCCATGATAAAATCCTCCTGATATTTGGCTTGAATTAAGCTTAAACATCTAAAAGGGGCTGTACGTTTTCTAGGGTGCAGTTAGCATTTACTTGCGCTAGCAAATACCACTGGGCC